ATGGACTCCTCACCATACATGACCATTGTGTCCATTATGGTTGAGTAACTAACCATCCAGAGTGCCAGCAGCTCGTAATTTGATGCGTCAATTTCCAATCTTGGCGTCAGTTGAGTACCTGACACCGAATATGTGACATTCGACTGGCGTAATTGGATCCTAGCTGCATCAACATTACGGTTCACAGTCGTCCTGAACAACTGGAGCACCCTATCAAACCCTTTCCTCTCCACCTTCAGGTGAATAACACCTTTAGTCGGGTGAGGAACCGGGATTAGATAGTAGTTCCATCTGTCAGGAACAAAACTTGTTCCTAAACCCCCATGATCGACGTTGAGTTCAATGAGCATGGATATACCAGCTCGACCTACCACAGTGCGTCTAAGTGCCGAACCACTCTCGAAACATGGTGCAAACATTTGTTTGACCTTCGAGTACTCTTGCACATAGGAACCACTATCACTAAATTTCGATATGACTTTAGTGCCTTCCCTGGTGGTTTCTTGTGCAATAAAGTCGCAATATGATTTATCGGAATGCACTGAATTCCAATCTATGGAGGTCGCCGAATACCCATTCTCAATGCCAGCCTTGTTCATCAGATATAATATATCAGAAGAAGATATATTGGGCTCTATATTGATCATCCAAAGATAATCAACCTGGTAAGCTTTGAACAAGAGACAAGCCGATGATAAATTATCAACGACTCTACTCTCGACCTTTGCTTGCTCATACACACTACATCTTCTAGCCTTACATATATTACAGGACTTATTCAACCTGGAAGGGTCAACACCACCCTCACCACCGTTGAAGTAGTACGCACATGCATTAGGATTCATGTGCCATTCCAAAATGGACGGACTTATCATACCTAGTCTGCCGTACATCGTCCTACTCTGCATCTCATCGGCCCACGCCCGCCTACATGTGCCAGCAGCGTCATGCTCCTTTACGCGTGGATTATACTGCAGTGGGATACGCAATGCTTCAACCAACTTACGGTATTGCTTAGAAGTTGGGTTGAGCGAAGTCGTTACAGTTCTACCAGAGAACGTCTCCTTCACTGCAACAACATTGTCCGCATACTCACCCTGTAGTGAATCACTGCCAAGGAGCAATCGCGATGAGGCCATGGCACTAACTGTTTTTATTTTTGTACCAAGTTGGTAACGCTCACCAGTGTGATTAGCCTGAACCACACCGATAGAATATGCTAACCTCGTATCCCTAGACTCATGACTTGGCAGATCCCTCCTAATGGTGGAGACGACCTGGTCCGCGTTGCGGCAAACTTGGTCAACGCTTCTAGTGGGTATCACGACATTTTGTTCTTGAGCCTTGTTACCGAAGTCTCTGGCGTACCTTTTACCAGCTGGCGTACTTGCGTAATTAGTCGTACCAACAAAATCACGCAATATGCGCTTCGCTGCTTCCTCCTGTGAACAATCCTTCCTAAAAGAAGATGCTCCAGCACCAGGAAGAACATGATAAGCACCGTCGACAAACTCGAAATGAAAATTTTCAAGGGAAAGACCAAACTCCTTCACAACACTGAGGAAATCACCGAATTCAGGAAATGCCATTAACCTTGTCTCAGCAGCCTTTTTCATATGATCCGGGAACACCAGCAAATAGCACATACCATATAACGCCGCATCATAACTTTCACACCCACGCTCATCCTCCACATCCGATACCAAATAAAGCAATACATAATTTAACGCCAAGGAAACGCTGATGGCAATAACAAGCCAGCCCAGCTCAAAAGGAAGCCATGTGGAAGGATACAAAAATGGCATGGTGGCAATAGTGGGTGTATATTAAAT